ACCTTTACCTCTATCCTTAACAAATTTCTCTGCCTTATCAACTTTAGAATCTGATGGAGGATCATTTTTAGTCATGATTCTATCCAAGAAACCTGTAAATCTCTCTACCTTAGAGTTAGACTGATCTACAGACTTCTGAGCCTTCTGTTGAACTATTAAATTTGATACAGATGTGTTTCTAACCATTATATTCCATTGTTAGCGTCTATGATGTTCAACACTGCATAGGTACTAGGAATATGCATGTTTTTAGTATCAACCGCACCTAGTATTGGAATTTGATTACCAGCCTCATTCATCTGTAATACATTTCCCTTTGGTTTTGTTTGTGATTCTCTGCCTGCCCCTCCTAGGTCTAAAGGCACAACCATTGGTTGACCGCCGTTATTATTTTTAGCAGTTTGAGAAACATCAGTAGCCGTTGACTGTCTTTCATTTAATTGAGTAAGATCCTGATTTACCTTAGAAGTAGTTACCTCTGATGGTACATTTAGTTGAAGTTGTTGTAAATCATCTACACTTTCTAATTCTCCCGACTTTACAGGGCCACCCAATATAGCGTTTACTCCAGTATCAAGTATTTTTTTAGCAAATTTTGTTGCTGGTAAGTTAAGAGTAAACTCAGTTGCCTTATCCTTTATACTCATTACTCTAGAGACAATATCCTTACCTGTCAAACCTCTGTCACCACCAAGTCCTACATTACCTTTTTCTCCCTTGTCTCCTTTCAATCCTTTTCTAACAAGGCCAAAAATATTCTGTACTACATTTTGCACAGGACTTCTACCCTCTCCATCAAAGTCAGTGGTTCCCATAGTAAGTTGATCTGTAATTCCTTGTCCCATATCTTGAAACTTAGTATCACCTCTCTTATCAAAGTCAAATATACCACCTGTGAAAGTATCTGCTACACCAGTAATAGCTCTCAATAATCCTTTAGGTTTCTGTTCCTCGGTGATATCTTCTTTTACTGTGGTTGGTTTTCTCGTAACTATAAATTTCCCATCATCAGTTATTTCGATTGTGGCATTCTCTTCACCACCACCCATCGGAGTTTCTAATGATTTAGCAGAGGTCTCCTTTTTCCTTTTACCTTCTGGTGGTTGTACTTCATCTTTAGGTTTTTGTTTTTTCTCAAGGAAAGTCATGATACCTTCAAGTTTCTCAAGAGATGAGGCAAAAAACTTAGATGCCTTTGTTTTTACCTTGTCTTTTATCTCTTTTCCTTTTCTTTTAAAGAAATTACCAACTGCCTTTGCACCTGATATTATCTTACTACCAACAAACTTTGCACCAGCAGCAACACCAGCCGCAGCCAAACTTGTCAAAACAAAAGGTGCAGCAATAGCAGCGACACCAGCCGCAGCGATAACTTTTATTATATTACCTACAGTTCTCATAAATCCACCGCCACCTTTACCACTGGCTAAATTGGATACAAAATCTACAGCCAATTTACTTGCTCTTTCTAGGAAGGGTAACTGACTCTTTGACATTTTATCAAGAGCAGAACCAAATCTATCTAACTCTCCAAGTCCACCAGAAAATATTTTATTGAATAGGGAATTAGGATCAGTTACTTTTTCTGTATCCTCTCTTACCTCTTGTTTTAAGTTTGGAAGTATATTATTCGCTACATTTTTTACAATCTTACTGATCTTTGATCCAGTAGGTATCTTAGTATCCTTTGTCAGTGGTCTTATCTTTTCATCTACACCTTTAAATAATCCTTTACCTTTTACATTAGATACAATACCCTTTTTACCAGTTGGTTTTACCTTAATCCTCTTCCCTGCCTTAGGTAATAAACTAGTGGTTCTTTTAAATTTACTAACTTTATTCGCACCACCAACTGCCGTACCAGTACGTTTGAGAAATTTAGATGTTATTATCCCTTTAGCCATTGTTTGCTTGTGCTTCTTTAGCTCTTTGTTTTAGTTGTTCTTCTTCAATATGTAATTTAAGTAAACCAACATAGACATCTCTTTCCCAAGGAGGCATATTCTCAATTTCTGATAAAGAATATTTATGGTATTGTATGAGAGCAAAATTGATTCGGAAGTATGTCTCAAGATCTACATGAGACATACTTAAGCGAAAAAATCCGATAGCCCCTCTAATACTATAGTATTTTCTTTGTCAGTTTTGGGATTTAAAACTTTAATCGTATGTTGTAATTTAGGCATAGTTTCAAAAAATTTCTCAATCTTTTGAAAATGTTCAGATGTCAAGGATTCGACCCATTCTTTCAATTCCTTTTTAGTACATTCGGATGCTGAAAACATCTCTTCATCATTATATACCATATCAATAGAAGATGCTACTATCTCAAATGACTTTTCAACGGCATCATCATCTTTTTGATTGAAATTAGTTTCTATAAACTGATTCAATGAAGGATATTTCATTTTAACAGTGTAACCATCTGCTAATTCAACATCAACTGAATGGTCTTTAGATTTAACAACTTCAATATCATCAATGTTAACACTCACAGGAACTTCTGTAACTCCATCGTCGCCACAGGTAACAACAAGTTCGATAGTTTCACCAACAGACTTGGCACGAATATTCAAAAACAAATATTCTATGTCAAAACTTGGTAGAGAATCAATCTTTACACCTCTTGTTAAAACACATTCTTTGAGAACTTGTTTAACAGCATTAGAAATTTCTTTTTGATTTTCGGTTTCAAGTGAGAGTATGAGAACTTTTTCTTCTCTTACTAGAAATGGTCGGTACTTTACGGTCTTTCCAGTTGAAGGCAATTTCAATTCATACTGAGCCGTAGTAATTTTTGGTAAAGGCATGATAAGTAATTATTCGTTATTATTTAGATGGGTTTTAGGAACTCAAAGTTGGGGGAGTTATTCCTAGTGGACTTGTAGCTTCAATGTCATCTTTAGTTGACTGTACTACGAAATATCTATCGTAAGAAAAATCAACCGTGACTTTTAAAACTTGACCAGCGCCATAACTCAACTGTATATCTTGTATTGATATTGGAAATGCATTTACAAAGTTGTAACTTATCACATTCGGTTGATAATCTTCTTTATAATTATTACCACCATAACCTACTGGAAAATTTATAGAAGAGGCATCACCTTGTGTTCTTATCTCTGCAACTCTACCGTCCCTAAATTGTCTACCAGTATTACCAAAGTTTACATCTCTTTCAAATTTAGTAATTTGAATGTCTCTTTTATACTGATTTGGATATCTAAATCTATAAAACGCATTTCTGTCATCTGAGCTAGGATATCCACCTATTTCGGATTTTAATGCGGTTGTTCCCTCCTCACCTGTGAAAAGTGGATTCATATAATTCATCCACTCTTGAAATAATCTAAGAGTTTTATAATCATGTGTCACATAAAATGAGATAGCAATATCAGTGTATGCCCTTTGTGTAGCAAATCTCTCTCTTATACCCTGTCTACTACCAACTTCCTGTACAACTTGCATATTTGTGCCTGGTAATGCGGCCTCACTTGCAAGTAGTTCATACCTTCTTTGTTTAAAAGCACCGTCAAAACATCCAGCACTTGTTAACCATTGATTTAAGCTTGCAGCCACCTTTGTACCTTGTGACTCTTGTTTAATTTGATCCGATGTCTGTGAACTATCCGAACCTTGAGGTCTTTCAGTCTCTGGATTTTGTGGAGCAAGTTCCATCGAAACTTTGAAATAATTAGATAGAGATGGAGCTCCTAATGCCGTTTCAAAATTTAAAAGGGATTGAGGATCTTGTAGATCAAATGTCCCTACATCAGTGCCCGCAAGCAATGGCCCTACTTTTTGAAAATATTTCTTAATTGAACCTATCGGTGTAACCATCTAAATAAAGTTATGACTTACCATACTATGTATATGGCTTATAAAGGAAAATTTAAACCAAAATATACTAAAAAGTACAAAGGCGATCCTACTCAGATCATTTATCGTTCCTTGTGGGAGAAAAAGTTCATGGAATACTGTGATCTGACAGAGAATATAAGTCAATGGCAGTCAGAAGAATTTTGGATACCGTATAAAAATCCTTTAGATAGAAAAATGCACAGATACTTTCCAGACTTTTTTATCAAGTATCAAGATTCAAATGGAAAGAAAAGATCTGTGGTGATTGAGGTAAAACCAAAAAAACAATGCAAAGCCCCACCTAGAAATCCCAAAAGGAGAAGTAAGGCATGGGCTCATGATGTTCAAGCATGGGTCATAAATGAGGCAAAGTGGAAAGCAGCAGAACAATACTGTGCTGATAGAAAGTATGAGTTTAAAATTATGACAGAAGACGATTTAGGCATTTCACATGATCGTAGAAGATATTAAAGAACAAACTGGGGGTCTCAAAAAAAGTGGTGCATGGTATGCTAATGCACTGGAAGTTGCTCTGTCTGATTTGCAAAAGGAGGATTCCGATACAATAGACACTGGTGGTATCACACTGGGATCTCTATTCTTTTTCTCGTATAGTGTTGCATATCCAGAAAAGTATCCTTTCTGGGACGTTCAACCGTTAGCAGTCGCCCTAAGATTTGATGGAGATGGGTTCCTAGGATGCAATTTGCACTATATCAATCCAGATTACCGTGATGCAGTTGCAGAAAGCTTACTAAATAGCGGTGGCGGGGCTGTAGTACCCAAAAATAGTATACACAAATACCTATTTTCTGGAATGGGTACTCTATATAAAGTACCTAAGACTGAAGATTGGGGCGGCATTTCATTACTTCCTACCGAAAGATTCATCAGTAAGTCTGGAAGAGCATACCCTAAGAACAGAGCGTTTAACTGGAGAAAATAATGACACAAGCAGAACCATTAACAAATTCTGGAGCTGGAGATGAGATAAATCCAATTAAATATGAAGTAATTCAGAATATAGACAGGGGTAATGTGCTACCGTCTAATACTGGGGTTGTGCAGAGTTATCGTTTATTCTACGATTCCAAAAGTGGAAACGCACAAGTTTTACCTGTAGATAGAAACGGACAGGTTGTTCCAAATTCAGCACCAATTTATCAAAACAATGTATGGGATCTAACTCAATTAAAAAGTGATGACCCAAACAAGGAGTATTTTTTAACCAAAGAGGATAGAGATAGAATTGATGCTTCTATTAAAGTAGGAATTTTAGAACATATTTCTGCCACAGGTGCTGGAAAAGATAATACACCAAAATGGTTATTTGAAAATACGGTGCTAGAATTTTCAAGTGATGAGGTAAAAAATGCCCTTTTATTTGAAACCACTCTAGATAAAGATTTGCAGGGCCCCAGTTTTGAAGAGGTTTCATTCTATAGTAAAACTGGTGATGATTATTCACATAGTAAAAGTAATCAGGGACTGTTTAATATAGACAATGCTGCAGTATTAAGCAGTTATAATCCAAGCATATATGGTACTAATACTGAGGCCGAGAAGTCATGGTTTGGAAACCTTTTGAGACCTTTTAAAGGTTTTGGAACATTTCATAATATAGGTGATTATGATACTGATAATGATGTATTGTTTAGAAAAGTTGTAAAGTATCCTATGGATATGAAGAATAATATGGATCATATGTTCATCCAATGTTATGGATATAATGCTCCATATGCAGATGCTTTGAATTCTCGTAACAGAGGTGATGGATCTACTAACGTTGGATTTGGATTTCAGAGATCATCACCATTCAGAAAAAAATTAGGTGCTGGTATCAGACTACCAATGCCCAATAATATGATGGATGGAAACCCAAGAATGTGGGATGATGGCGAAATGAACGCTGGGTCTGGAACAGCAATTCAACAAACATCTACAAACCCCTTAAGAGCTACACTATTTTTTGATAATTTTCTTATGGGTGGTATTACTAGGAGAGCTGGACAAACAAGAGAGAGGATGCAAAGAGAAACAGGTAGAGCGGGTATGATGGCGAATATGGTGAGTCAGTTGTCAAGTAATATGGGATATGATATTCCACCAGAAACAATTCTTTCTAGGACTGTGGGAGTTGTTGCAAACTCAAACACAGAACTTCTATTTACTGGTGTGGCTCTAAGATCTTTTGAGTTTCAATGGCAAATGAGTCCCAGAGATGAATTAGAGGCCGCAAATGTAAGAATGATTATTCGTGCCTTCAAACAGTGGTCTGCTCCTAGGAAACTTAAAAAAATGGAAAGTGGTTCGGAGAATAATGGTAGAGCTGGAGGGCCATCATATTTCTTAGGCACACCCAATATATTTCGACTTAGGTACTTGACTAAGGACAAAAAGGATATTATGGGAGTAAATAAATTTAAACCATGTGCTCTGACAGACATCAGTGTCAACTATGCTCCAGAAGGACAGTGGATGGCATATGATAATGGGATGCCAGTTTCTGTAGTAATGACACTCAGATTTAATGAACTTGAACCTATATACAATACAGATTACTCAGAAGATGTCGCTAGTGGAAGAGAATATGATGGTAGTGAAGGATCACTTGGAGATTTATTCCCTATTAGTTTCATCAGACAAGACGACCCTAACAGTGCGGAGATAGGATACTAATGGCCTCATATTTTTCTTACTTCCCAGATATAGATTACGTTTCTAGAACTACAGATAGAAGTTCTAGCAGTGAAACTATTAGGGTAAAAAACATATTCAAAAGACCAAAACTTCGTGATGATTTTGCAAGAGTCGCCACTGCGTTTAGTGACTATATGATTATTGGAGATGAAAGACCAGATCAAACAGCAGAGGCAGTATATGGAGATCCTCGTTATGACTGGGTTGTTCTAACAACAAATAACATCGTCAACTATCATGAACAATGGCCTTTAAATGCTGTTGATTTTCAAAATTATATTCTTGAAAAATATGGTAGTGAAAGTGCATTAACCGAGATTCATCATTATAATACTGAGTTATTCATGGATCAGAAAGCTAGATTAGTAGTTCCAGAAGGTCTTAAAGTAGATTCCAATTTCGATTGTAGTTATTTGGATGACACTCTTCAAGCAGAAATTAGCTTTGCTGGAGAAACTCTTAATGCAACATCAACAGTAGATAATGTAGGAACAGTTAAAGATGCGAATGGCGATGAGGTACTAAGCAATAATGTATTTTCAGTTTCTAACTATCAATATGAAGTTAATGAAAATGATGCAAAAAGAAGAATACGAATTCTAAAAGAGGATTACTTAGATCTGTATCTAAGTGATATGAGAAAAATTATGAAATACAGACCTTCAAGCGACTTTGTTAGCAAAGGATTAAAGAAAGTATACAACCCAAGACTTAGTGGGGCATAAAAAAAAGGGGTCGTGAGACCCCTTTCTTATTGTTTACTCTTCAGCGAGTTTTTGAAAATAACTTAGTGCGTCATCTTCATCTTCCGTGGTTTCCGTTGCAGCAGCAGAGAGATTAGATATCTGATCTAGTTCTGTTTGTGATGGTCGATTTAACCCTTCACTTAGATCTTCTAACTCTTCAGTGTCAACTTGAGGTGTAACAACTGCCTTTCTAGCAAGAACTGAGTCTAAACGTGCTTTAAGTTCTTCATAACTCTTGAACTGATCAGGAGCTGTGAACTCAGTAAGATCATAGATTTTATCATAGATCTTTTCTAATTCAGCATCATCATCTAAAAGTGTTTCCACTTTACCAAACTCTGAACTATCATAGTTCCAGAATCCAGCTACCTGTTTGATTTTCAATTTGAAGTTTGCACCTTTCCAGAAATCAAAAGGATTGATTGGTTCTTCATCTTCAAACTCAGGTTGCATAGAAGCAGTGATCTTATCAAAGATCTTCTTACCAAACTTGTATAGTTTGACTTGTCCTTCGTTCTCAGGATTACTTGA